CCGAGTATTGTCCTCTTGACCTCACATCCCTCAAAAAATGCAAGTCCAGTGTACCGAACTGGAACGTCAAGAAATAAAATCTAATCTACAACAATATGTTTATTTGTCCACACTATACGGATTTGATCCAAATGGATTTAACATGGAAACCACAGTCGATTTCTGGGCAAAATTGCTCAGTGACATCGACCATGAATTCTATGAAGACCCAGATGGAAAGTACTATACAAAAAGAGTTATCAAACTCACAAAATACAAGACGGCCGCCTACATTGCCGCCTGGACGAATACCCCTCTGCCTCCATCTCCCTTTAAATCGGAGATTGGAGACCTGCCACATGTCCTCATTGGAGGACGATTTAATGATTTCACTACAAAATTTATTCTTAAAAACAAAAATAACAACTACAAGCTTTCTTTTTTGCAAACGATGTTGCAATCTAAGGCCCTTATGGTCAGACCAGACGAGGACCACGTCCGCGCTGGAGAGATCAAAACATTTCTCAAGCTTACTAGAAGATGCTACATTCGGCAACTGGATTTCTCTTCACCAGAACTATTGGAGCAATCAAAACTGGTCGGATCGACTGGAGATCTTAATAGATCGAACAGCGGACCTTCCATCAATGAATGCAAATTTGGATCTGGCGAGCAAGACCCTTTGGGTTACCGACAACGCATTGTTTCGGGGCTCAAAAGAACTGTCAAGGCTATCTTCCAAAACCATACATATACGGATGCAAACCGCTTTGCGTATTCTCTCCCTTCTACAAGTTCTAACTACAATTCTACCCGAAAACAATTTGGTGCGCTTGGTCATTTGTTACCGCTCGTTAGAGGACTGGATTTGCCCAAGGACAAATCCCTTATCCAATTTCGGCGTAAACAGGACTGTCACACGAAAATGTTTGTGGAAGAAAAGATAGAACAAGAAGAGATTGATGAATATTCAGTGGATTGCCGGGCATTAAGCCAGGCCGTGTACGAGTTTAGAAAGAAAGTGCTTGAAGAAGCTGTTAAAGAAGTACCATACGCAATACCGCTTGGTTTAAGCGAACCTAATAAAGTTCGGGTCATAACAAAAGGACCACCAGCGACATATTTTATTCTCAAATCAATGCAAAAATTTATGCACAACGTAATGAGAAAAATTCCACAATTCGCTCTTATAGGCGAAGAAATCAATCAAAGACTCATTAATGAGATGTTCAATGATCAACAACCGAACGAACAATACCTAAGCGGTGATTACTCG